TGTTTGGTTATGATGGTGCTAATGCAGTAGTTCAAGGTGGTAATACAAAAGGAATAGAATTTAATACTGGTAGCGACACATTTAATACTAATACAAGAATGACTATTACTGCTGATGGAGATGTCGGTATTGGAACTACCTCACCTGAAGATTTACTGCACATTCACAGCACAGGAGATACAACTGTAAGAATTAAATCTACTGCTAATAAATCACAAATAAGATACCAAAATGACACTCAATCTTGGTATAATGGTATTGCATCTGATGAATCTCTTTTTTGGTATGGTTCAGAAATAGCAGGAACTGCAGGATTTATACAAAGCAGTACTGGTAATTTGTATTGGAATCAAAATGTAATATTATCAACCAATGCTAAATATTTACACTCAAGAGATGCAAGTGGAACACTTACAAGAATGTTTGGTATGAACGCAAGTAATAATACCTACATAGGACCAATAGATTCTTATGCAGGTGGTAGCATTTTATATGGAGCAAGTTCTAATGTAGCAGACCAAATATTTTATACAAGTGGTAGTGAAAGACTAAGAATAGATTCTCAAGGTAATTTAAAATTTTCAGAAAATGGAACTAATCCAAGTGCTGCAGCAAACACAGCATTTATGTTTAACGATGGTGGAGAGCTAAAAGTATTAGATGAGTTAGGAAATACCACAACTATTTCCCCACACAACTTTGATTTAATTCCAGGTGGAGCATCAGAAGATAGAGCTTGGGGATATTATTCAGAAAAAGATATTAAAGATGAAGAAGGCAATGTGACATCAACGCAAAAAGTAAATGTCGATATGATGAAACTTGCAAGATTAGTAGAACAACTCACTGGTGAAAAACTAGTGTATACCGAGGAGGACGAATAAAATGAGTAAAGTAATCTCAGAAAAAGTAGTAGAAGCATCTTCAGTTGAACAACCAAAAATGGTTGAAATCAAACATACGAGAGTAATGAAAGATGCTGATGGCAACGATGTAACTGTTCTTGATTATGTAGAAACAAGAAGCGTTGATGAAGCTATTGCAGAAGCAGAATCAAGAAAAGCAAGTCTTGAATCATCACTTGCAGAAGTAGATTCTGAATTGTCAGATTTAAACGCAATTAAGGGGTAATCGTGGCTATTACGTACAGAGGGGAACGCTTTAGGGGATATAATAAACCTAAGCGTACCCCTAGACACCCAAAGAAATCACACGCTGTATTAGCGAAGGTGGGAAGCAAGATTAAGTTGATTCGTTTTGGTCAACAGGGTGTTAGAGGTGCAGGGAAAAGTCCGAAGTCACCTGCACAAAGAGCAAGAAGAAGGGCATTTAAGGCACGACACGCTAGAAATATTCGCAAAGGGCGTATGAGTGCAGCATATTGGGCGAATAAAGTAAAATGGTAAGGAAATACAATGGAACTAAACAAAAACACAAAATTTACACTAAGTATTGAAACTGCTGTTAGTATCGGCGTTACAATATTTATGATTATAGGTTTATGGTTTAATTTACAAGCCGACATTGAGGAAGCTAAACAATTACCAGAGCCACCAGTCAGTAGAACAGAATACGATTTAAAAGACCAAATGATTCGTAATAGTATTATGAATACTGAAGAGAAAGTAGAAAAACTTGAAGAAAAAGTAGATGACATTAAAGAAGATACTCGCAGTATTAATGACACTCTGCTGAAAATGAATAATAATTAATATGAGGTATAAAGATGAATTATTACTATGGTATGGTATGGTTGCTTGGACTATTCTTATGGCAATCGCCCTTATACTCGCAGTCCGTTAGATTGGATAGCTTTCAAGATGTGCAGTTGTTAAATGTGCAAAATTGCTCAGTTGTGCAAGTGAATGCTTCTTGGAATCATCAGAATAGAGTAAAAATAGAGAAATTAGCAAACATTTGCTATGTTGCAGAAATAGATATAGAGGACAAAGTAATCGGTGCTACAATAGCAAAAGAATGGAATATTAAAATTGTTCCTACTATTATTGTGTTAGAAAACGGTAAAGAGGTAAAACGATTTGTTCCTGGTATCAGTATGAAATTTAATGAAGATACTATCATTGAAGATGTCAGAAAAGAGGTAAGGCAGTGAGAAAGAAAAGAAAATCGAGAGTCAATCAAGCAGGAAATTATACTAAACCTACGCTTAGAAAGCGTTTATTCAATAAAATCCTAAGAGGAAATAAAGGTGGTAATCCTGGACAATGGAGTGCAAGAAAAGCTCAAATGTTAGCACTCGCCTACAAACGAGCAGGTGGTGGTTATAGATAATGGCTCTCAAGAAATCACAGAAAAGTCTACGCAGGTGGACAAAACAAAAATGGCGTACCAAGTCTGGGAAACCATCAAAAAAAACTGGAGAACGATATTTGCCAGAACGTTTAATTAAAGCAATGACTTCTTCAGAATACGCATACGAAACTCGTAAGAAACGCAAAGCAAAAAAAGCAGGAAAGCAACGAGCTAAGTATTCAGCTAAAACAAGAAAAAGAATGCGTAGATATTCTTAATTTGTTATATTCAGTATTATTAACCATACTGGAGGACAAATGTCTAAAGAAACAAAACAAGATGAATTTAAAATCGTATTAGAGGACGGAAAAGAAGTAAACTTTGACGACCTACAAGATGAACAGAAAATAATGGTAAATCAACTTAGAGATTTAGATGTGCAGTTAAGCAGATTGAATTTTCAAGCTCAACAACTACAAGCAGCTAAAAACCATTTTTCTACCGAATTAAATTCTTCTTTGAAAGAAGAGAAAGAAGATGCCTAAGTTAAATGTAGTAGCAGGTATCATAGATAAAGTAGCAGACAAAATCGATGACTTTACTCTTGACAAAGCAGAAAAAGCACAACTCATACAAGAAATTAACAAAGCTCAAATTGAGGTTAATAAAGTGGAAGCCAATAGCAATAGCTTATTTGTTGCAGGTTGGCGTCCTTTTGTTGGCTGGACTTGTGGAGTAGCACTATGTTACCATTTCGTACTACAACCCTTCTTAGTCTTTCTGTTATATTCATTTGGTTATCAAGTGGATTTACCAGTATTCGATATGACAACCTTAACGACAATACTTCTGGGTATGCTTGGTCTTGGGGGAATGCGTTCATTCGAGAAAGTCAAGAAGTCGGCATAATGGAGTTCAATGAAATCATTGAGAAAGTCCTCGAACACGAGGGTGGTTATGTCAATGACAAAGATGATTTAGGTGGGGAAACAAAGTATGGTATAACCAAACGATTTTATCCTCACCTTAACATCAAAGAGCTTACAAGAGAACAAGCAAAAGAGATTTATTATAAAGATTATTGGATTCCTTCCAAAGCACATAAATTGCCAGAAGATTTACGTTATGCATATTTTGACTGTGTAGTCAACACTGGTCAGTATCGTGCAGTAAAAATATTACAACAGGCGTGTAATAATAAAAATACTTTTAGGATTAAAGAAGATGGTATGATTGGTGCAGCTACCATTTCTGCGTGTAAAAAATTAGAAGCAGATAGATTTATTTCATATAGAATCTTATTTTATTCTTTGTTAATTTCTGATAACCCCACACAAGAAAAATTTTGGTATGGGTGGTATAAAAGAGCCAAAGGAGAGTAAATGCCTACATATATAACATCAAGAGATTTAAAAGATACTTTTCCAAATTTAGATGAATTTGATACAAAGAAACCTATTTACAGTTGGGTAATTGACTCAGGGAGTAGATATGTTTCTAATGATTCTGGTCTTGTAACACAATTATTTGTAGACGGAAAAGATTTAGGTTCAGCACAAGCGTCCAAAGCAGCAGTAGATGCCAACGATGAATGGTATTACGAAGAAAGCGAAGACGCAGTATATTATTACAATGACAGTAGCAATCCTGATGATTTGTTAATGGAAGCAGGAGAAGATTTTGCAACTCTGAAAACAAGAGTAATGAAAGACGCAAGTGACTATGTAGATTCTAAATTAGATTCTACGCTTCCAAGAGAACAGTTTTTATTGAAAGATGGTACATACGATTATTTGATTAGAAGATTAACTTCATTAGTTGCAGCATTCTTTCTAGTTAAAGGGAAAGAACCAACAAGTGAAATAGCAGAAGCGTTGTTTGAAGAAGCAACAATGCACATTGAAGATTTAAATAGTGGAAGAGCTAAACTTACTTTTCAAAACACTGGAGATGCTTCTAAAGGTATTGTAAGACAAATATCTGTGTCTGGAAGTCTTAATATTGTTGACACTAGAGGAAATTACTATGGTAGCTATGATAGATTAAAAGTTATTGTAACTACAGGTGGTGCTATGGGAACTGCTAAATATTCTGTCTATGCAAAAGATACAGACGGATTAAAAAATAACTTAGTATTGCAAGACGAAATTATTAATGGTGACTATCAAGAATTAGCAGGTGGACTACAGATAAGATTCCAAGGTTCATCTGATTCATCTACTGCGACACAAAATGATGAGTGGGAAGTAGAAGTAACTGGGGCATACGAAGAAGTAGAAAATGCATCTATGCGTTCTGTTAAAATGACTCGTAAAGATTTCAAACAATTCTATCGAGGTAAGAATGGCAGTCGCATCTACTAATGCTTGGAAAGTTCAAGTAGAAGAAACTATTCAAAGAGGAATCAGAGGTGAGTTTGGTTCTTCAATGCCAGTATTCCGTTCAAGAGATTTTCAACACAGAGGTAATCAATTTTCTATTTTAAAAGGTGATAATTCAGATGCTTCAAATACTATGTATCAATTATTACCCAACTCTTATAATTTAAGTTTTGAGTTTTATATGATTGACCACAAACGTAACGATGTTACTGTAAAGCGTTTTTTCAGTCAAGTATCACGTTTAGAAGAGGTGTTTTATTCTTTAATAGAGATAGACCCATTATTTAGCTGTGTTATTAATAGTATAATTTATGAAGACGATGAAGAGTTCAATGGATTTAGAAAAGCAATATTTGATATAACAGTAAGGAATGTAAGATAATGGCTATCAGTTATAACAATATTACTTATGAAAAAATAATGAATCCATTGCGTGATAAACTGCGTACAGAGTTCAAAGGTGCATTGCCAATATATTTTGATAATCAACCACAAGATATTGGAACAAAGTCATTACGTATATATCCTACCTCTCAAGAACTACAAGAAAAACGAACAAAGTCTTATTTAAACGTGTATAATATAGAAATGGATTATGTAGTAAAAACATACGGAGATGGAGAAAAAGCTCTTGATGAGATGTACAAAGATGTTAGTAGAATAGAAACGGTATTGTTTAATAACTCTAATGGTGGAGATATTCCTTACTTTTATGCAGGAATGCCAGAAGTAGAGCATAATATAGACACTGAAATAAATAATGTGTATATTTCAAGAATTACCGTTCCAGTGTTATATGAGGAGGTACACGAGAAGTTTGTAAGATTTGTTACCTCTAGTGATAAATTCTTTGTAACTTCAGATGGACTTTTTTATATTGTAAGGAGTTAATTATGGCAAAAAAATATAAACTAAAAGATGGCTTAATGCCACGAAGACCAAGTTTCTTGGGATTAGATACTCAAGATTGGTATGAATTAAATGCTGGTAAGAAAGTAGAATTATCAAAAATGCCAGAATTAGCAAAAGATTATTTAGAAGAAGTAAAATCAAAAGTTAAAAAAGAGGTAAAGTAAAATGGCTATCAGTGCAACATCAGTTTCCCCAAAAGATTTTCAGCTTGGGATTATAAAAGAAGCTACTGCAGGTACAGCAGTTGTTTCATCAATGAATTTAATTAATATCGACTCACTAGAACTTCCAGCTTTAAATCCGTTACAAGTAACAGACGTAAGACACGGAACTGGAAGAACATTAAAACAGGTCGATACTTTTGCGTCAAACAAAGTAACCGTAAAAGAAATCAGTTTTTCAGGAATAGCAGATAGCACTATTCTACCTATTTTACTTGAAAACATCACACAAGATTCCTCTGGTGTAGGTTCAAGTGGTGATGATTTATATGAAGTACTAAATAACTATGAGCCAAGTGCAATAGATATTGGCACAACAACCGATTCAGATAACTCAATGACATTTACTGTTGCAGTAGATAACGCAGTAAATAGTTCATATTCAATGGTATTCAAAGGTTGTGTTTTAACTTCTTTGACTATTAATGGAGATATTGGCGAAGAATCAGGAAGAGTTAAAATGTCTGGTACATTTAAAACTGGTATGGTTCCTGACTTATCTCCTTCTTCTGCTCCAACATTTGGAAGCACAGCACATTTCAACAATAATTATTTTGTAACTGATTTTGATACAACTAAAGTAGCAGGTGTTGCTGATTGTGTATTAAAATCATTCAGTTTAACTTTAGAGAACGATGCTCAGTTTATGGGTTTTGATTCTTCTGGAAACTATCAAGTAATTCAAAGAGCATTACCTGAAGTAATTGCTACTTGTGACTCTGTTGTTAAATACGATGGAAATACACAAGCATTAATTGAATCATTTGAAGGACAATCATTTGGAGATGACACTGGTCACGTAGATATTGATTTACAAATGTCATCTGGTACAAATAAGATTGGTATTGATATTGACCATACTCTTATGACCGATGTTAGTTTTTCAGAAGAAGAGGCAATGTTCTTAAGTATATCACAAAAAGCAATTGCAGATGCTACTGCTACTAATAAATTTTTTAGCATAAAAGCAACTAACACAACTGCTTAAACCAATAAAGGATAATCAATGTCTAAGAAAATAACACTCAAGAGTGGCAAAAAAGCTACCCTTGTAGAAATGTCTGTGGACTCATTCGATAAATGTATGGACTCTGTAGAGTTTGTACAAAAAGATGGTGAGTCAGCAATTAAAAATCAATTTGCATTAAGCACACTATGGATTAGAAATGGTGTAGATGGTGCAGATGATAAGTTTATCAAATCTCTGTCTATTGAAGATAGAGTAGACTTACAACTAGCTATTCAGGAATACAATAGCTTGGGGGAATAGAAACCCTCTCACTTGAATTAAACATATTAATAGATGATTGGTGTGAGGGTTGTAGATATTCTACCTTTCCATATAAAGCTAAGTTACCTCTTAAAAAGAATAACAGCATTCACACCTTTACATCTATGGACGACATATGGTATGTTATTGGTCTACTAAAAGAAGAATTAGAAGAACATAACGCAACATCAGAAAAGAAGTTCGAGTTACATCAAACTATCAAGTCACATCTACCATTTTTTGCGTGTCCTAATCATTTTATTAGCAAAGAATACCAACGAGATATAAAACGATATACGTATTCTCAAAAGATGAATGTTCCTCCCTATGAAGGTTCTTACGGAAATCACCCAAAAAAATGGATTGATAAGTGCAATGTTATAGAAAAAATGTTAAATTATATCCAATCAGAACAATTTAAAAAGAGCAAGTAATGGCAGATACAAAACTAAAAGTACAAATTCAATTCCAAGCAACTGGTGACAGAGAGTTAGCAAGAGCATTTAAAACTGCTGCTATTGCAACAGAAAAATTAAAAAAAGCTAATGAAAAATTAAATAACGAAACTAAAAAAACTAGAAAAGGTTTTTTTCAAATTACTACCGAAGGTAGATTGGTAAAAAATACTTTTGCTACTATTCGTAGTAAGTTATTACTTATGTCTTTTGCGTTTACCTTAGTTACTGGTACTGTTGGTAAATTTATACAAAAATCTTCTCAATTTGAAAAAGTTAAAGTTCGATTAAATGCTATGTTTGGTTCTGTGGATAGAGGAACAGAGGCATTTAATAAATTTAATAAAATAGCTGCTACGACTCCATTTACCTTAGAAGATATTGTAGAAGCTGGTGCTACATTAAAAGCATTTGGTGCCGATGCAGAAGAATTAATCAAACCTGTTTCTGACTTAGCTGCATTTATGGGAACTACTGCAACAGAAGCAGCAGCAGCACTTGGTCGTGCTTTTGCAGGTGGTGCAGGAGCAGCAGACATACTTCGTGAAAGAGGTATTTTACAATTAGTTAGAGATAGCCAAGGCATTAAAGATTTAACAAAAATTACTTTACCAGAGTTTAGAAAAGCATTAGAAAAAACTATTACTGACCCTTCAGTTGGTGTAGCAGGTGCTACTGACAAACTATCCAAAACAATGTCTGGTTTATTCTCTAATTTAGCTGACTCGTTCTCAAGACTTTCTGCAGCAGTTGGAGATGTTGCTACTGGAGGTATGTTTAGAACTGGCGTTGAAGCTATGACAGGATTGTTTAGTAAAATGGCAGAAGCTCTAAATGAAATCAATAAAACAGATATAGAAAAAATTGATGAAATAAGAAAATCGTTAGGTATGCCAGTTATTCCAAGAGATATGGAGGAACAAAGCGATTCTTTAACTTCTATAGCAGATTCTTTAAGAAAAACAGTTACTCCAGGAAGAGATGCTTCTACCATATTTAATGAACTGCAAACAGCTTTAGAAGATTTTGAAAAAGCACAAGCCACAGTTGATTTATTTGGGGATAAAACTGCTATTGGAGAGCTTACAAAAGGAAAAGCAAATCAAAATCTTCAAAAAGCAAAAAATTTAGTAATTGAGTTGAATACAGAGTTTCAGAATTTACAAAAACTAATTATTGCTGAAGCAGGAGAAGGTTTTGAGTTTGACCCATTTAGTGGTATTAGAGCTTTAGATATGATTGATGCTTTTTCTCCAGATGCTTTAGAAATTAAACCAAGAGGACTGTTTCCTAGCAATGAAGATTTAGCTAAAGGAGTGCAATTTTTTACAGACGATTTAGCAGAACAAATAAAACAATCAGATAAAACAAAACTGAATGAATCTTTTGACGCTATGATTGAATTTGAACAAATGTTTAGAGACCAATTAGTTGGTGGATTTATGAACTCTTTCAATCAAATACTTGCATTGCAAAAACAAAACCTTGACAGAAGAATAGACAATGAATTAAAGGCGTTAAAAAAGACTGATAAATTTAGAAATGCCTCTATGGAACAAAGGCAAACAATGGAAGATGATTTAAGAGCTAAGTTTGCTGATGACCAAAAAAAATTATTTAAATTTCAAAAAGCTATGCAGATATCACAAGTTCTTATTGATACTGCAACATCAATTAATAAATTAATGGCTGCAGCTAGAGCAACAATGAATCCATTAGCAATAGGTGCTGCTAAAGCAATGAGTGGGGTAATGAGTGCATTTGCTGCAGGTCAAATATCTCTTATATCTAAACAACAAGCACCAGCTTTTGCTCGTGGTGGTTCTTTCATTACCGAAGGACAACAAATGATTATGGTTGGAGATAACGCAGGTGGTAGAGAACGAGTAGATATTACACCACTATCTACACCAGACTTTGGTGACGCAGGTGGAGGTGCAAGTATCAATGTTAACATTATGGGTAATGTTATCGGCACACAAGAATTTGTAAGAGATAATTTATTGCCAGAAATAGAAAACTCAATTAGAAGAAATCTTGCGTAATGCCATTAACTGCTTCAACAAATTATAAGAATGCTCTGACTTCTACAGTCAAAGAAGAGTGGATATTTGAGCTAAGAAATAATACTTATACTGACGGTTCTGTTAATACACAATATGTAAGATTAGCAACTTCGTTGGTTGGAAGTGGTGCTACGCAATATCATTCTTTGATTACATCAATACCTTCCATAAGAGAAAACATTAATTTAGTGCAATCTTCATCTAAGGTAGGAAATATTAGCGTTACTTGTGTAAATGGACAATTATCAAATCATAGCAACGCTACATTAGCAGAAGAGATTTATGGTGGCACAAGAAAATATATAAACAGAGATGTTGTTGTTCAATCAAGAGTTGGTGGATATACAAATACTATTTATACTGGTAGATTAAAGTCTGTTACATTGCAAAATCAAGATGTTGTTACTATAGAAATATCAGCAAGAACACCGATAGACTTTTTAAAGATTCCTGAATATACAAGTCTTGCTGGTAATTTTTTTCCCATACTATATGGTGAAGGAACACCAATAGATTCTAAAGTTGGAACTCCAGGAACTGGAAGTAGCAACACCCAATTTATACAATATAGTCCAGCTAAATGTTTTCCAGTGATGGTAGATACATTGAATAATGGAAAATATAATTGTTTAGCACACAAAGCAGTAACTGATGGAAAATTACATTATCCCTTAAAAGATTCTTTTAGCTCTACTGGATTTCCATTGTTTGTGCCATTAGACGATGTGCAAGATTCTTCAACAAATGATTATGAAGGCACAGTAGATTCTAATAAAAATATATTGTTTACAGCATTAGATTTACACAGAGCATATCTTCTTCGCCCAGTACAAGACATAACTCCTACTCATACAAAAGGATTACCAACAAATACTGGAAACTTTTATGATAACGATGATTCTACATTTTCTTCTTGGGCAGTTACTTTAGACCAGGTAAGCAATAGCACTACAACCGAAACATTTAAATATGAAATAAATGACATAGAAAAAGATGAACACGAAATTCAAGAGTGTAAGTTATACATTAAGTGGGGTATTACAAATTATAGCGAAACTTCAGGATTAACATTAAACGCTAATTTGAAAGTTAGTCCTACTTATGGTGGTTCAAGCAATACTGTTGTAATTAATACCGAGTCAAGCAACAGAACTGCTGCGTATGAATCTGCTATTGACTTACTAAGCACTGGAACTTTTACCAATGCGAATGGACAAATTCCAGATAGTCTTGATATTATTTTTGAGGCATTTGGTTCTGCTCCTGCAGATGAAAGCAATTCTCCTGGAAGTCTTACTTTTAATGTATATGATTTTTATTTAGAAATAACTACAAAGATTACAGATACAGATAATCTTGCAAATTCAAGTGCAGTAACTGGAATTAAAAAATTATACACTGGAGCAGATGGATTACATAAATCTTGGAGTTCTGGTGCAGTTACCAATGTAGCAGAAATGCACAGAGATTTAATGTATCGTTTTGCAGGAATAACAACTTCGTCAGTTTTTCAGTCAAATGGAACAACAGCTAACCTATTAGCAGAAGCATTAGATAGTTCAGAAACTGGAGTTGATGTTGATGATGGCTCTGTATTTTCCGTTAATGATTCTATTAGAATAGATAACGAAGAAATGCTTATTACTAGCATTTCATCTAATACGTTAACTGTAACAAGAGGACAGAACGGAACAAGTGCAGCAGCTCATAGCGACAATGCGTCTATAACAAGAGTTCCTGAAAACTTTACTACATTAAATACAGCAAGAAGTGGTTGGACAGTTTTTTATTATCTACATAAACAAAAAGATTTGTTAAAAGTGTTAGAGCAAACACAAAAAGAGGGTGGATTTATATTTAGATTTAAAGCAAGTGATGGTAATCCTCAATATATATATTTGGTAGATAGTCCATCAACAGACCATACTATATCAAAAAGCGATATTATAAATACAAATATATCTTTAAGTACATTTGATAGCTTGATAACAAAAAGAGTGTTAAAGCATCAAAGAAATCCTATTAATAACGAATTATTATTTGAGGTTGAGTGTACAGATACAACGAATAATCCTAGAACAGATTATAATGTACAAAGCGATGAAAATGTATCTTCAGAAGAATTAGAAATCTTAAATGGGAATATTGTCAATACGCAAGAAGGTAAAACTATTACAAGTACCAATATGGGTTCTGGAAATAAAAATGATGGCTATGCTAATTATTATAATGCGATTGAAGGAAATCCAAAATTGTTGATTGATACAGAAATAATAAATCCAGGTAGCAGTGGTGGTAGTTCTTACTTCTACTTAATGGAAGTTGGAGATATATGTGCGTTTGACCATACCAATATGATTGTAGAGCCATTTGGAGAAAGTTTTAATGGAAAGAAATTTATAGTAACTTCTTTAACAAGAAGTCCAGGTAGTCTAAAAGTATCTTTGAGAGAAATATAAAAAGAGGTAAATTTTGTTATGGCTATTACATCAGTAAAATTCGGAACATCAGCAGCAGGAGCAAATAACGCTACTTACTCACCTAGTCAAAATCCAAACATTGGAACAGAGCTTTCTAAAAAATATGATGGAATCAGAGTTAAGAAATCTTTAGGTGGCGAAACATATACTTTTGCTAATCACGAATCATCAAGAAGACAACGAAGATTGGTATATGAAAATTTAAGCGAAACAAATAAAGATAAATTGATTGCTTTGTTTGATTACGCAAAAGGACAAAAGACTTCATTCTTTTACAGCGAAGATGGTTTTAGTACAAATGGATTTGAAGTTCGCTTTGTAAATAATAAATTACCAGTATCAGAAACGGCTTATAATGTGTATCGTGTTGAAATCAACATTGAAGAGCAATTATAAGAAATTTTTCTCTTTAAAATACCCCTACAAAGCCATAAAAACACTCTTGATAGCATATCGTAAGCGTGATAGAACAAAGTGGTATGAACACCGTAAATAATGCGTTATTCGACGTTTAATCTTTTTTATCTTCCAAACTACGCAAAATTAGGTTTTCTCTGATTTTATTGTTGCGTTTTGCTCGTTCTTGTAGATTATTATTCTCTTCATTTAGGATTTTTAATAAATCCTTGTATCGTTTTGCTATTTTTTTATTTATCATAATTTTATAGGGCAACCAGTAGCCAACCGTATTTACTTAAAATAATCTAATTTAAAGAAATAATAACTTAAGGTGAACAGGGTTGATTACCTGCGACACTCCTTCAAATGCCATTAATTAATTTAAATTTTATTTTGTGTAATATGTTGCCCTAATAGATTAGAACGGCAGTTCGTCGTCTTTTGATTTAGGAATAGAAAAAGATAGTCCGAAATATTTCTTTCCACCTTTACTTTCATTAATCCAAGCAGATACATTATATAATGTACCGTTTACATTTGCTTGACCTTGATAGTCAGGTTGTTTGTCTTTTTCTTTTTTTTCGTTATTAAACAAACTACCTTTGTTTTTTTTGTGTTCGTAAGCCATTATTTTAATCTCCAAGTGTATGTTCTTCTTCCTGCGTTTCCTAATACCTTTTTATCTGTTTTAACAAGTTTATCTTTATTTGTTAAATCAGTGATTGCTCTGCGTATAGATGTTAATGGTGTTTGTTCATTAATTGATTCATTGTCAATTAAAAACCTCCATACGTCATCAGCAGACAGATTATCATAGGGATACGTTTGAAAAACTGCTAATGTTAATTTTTCTTGATTATTTGCTTGTTTGAAGTTTGTTTTTAGCAAACTCCCTGTTTCGTTTGTTGTGTTGTAATACACCTCTCCTCCTTTGTTCTTAAATTTAAGACAAATCGCTATTATTTGTGATATGGTCATTGTATTCTAATCGTCACAATTTTCACAATGTTTCCAAGTTGGATTAAGTCCAACATATTCTTGTTCAGTCACTCTTGTAGGATTAGTAATTGCTCTGTTGATTTCCAATGCAACGTTTTTAATCTCAGGTGGCAATTTTCTAACATAGTGGCTATCAAAAATATGTTTTAGCACTTCTGTTTCCTTTGGATTTAACTTTAACATCATATCGTTACCTCGAATATGGTTTTCTTTGGTTTTAGTTTTGAAGATGATTTTGCATTATAACTTTCTAACTCTTCGTCAATATTATAACAGTCATCTCCAACATACTGTAAATCTATCTTCATAGCGTCTATATTTTTATCTTCGTGGAAAATATAAATATTCTGACTTGCTCGTCCTGATAGATTTAATCCTTTTTCACTGTACTCGTTAGCTCCAACCAATGAGCTACTTCTACTTGCGATATCTCCTACTCTTGCAGAATGAATGTGTCCAGAGATAATATAATCTATCTGCACACCTCTACCTGCGTACCTTCCCTTAATCTGATTTACGCTTTTTTCGTACTGAGTAGTAAAACTTCCGTTTCCGTGCAATAATAATAGATTTTGTCCTGCGACGTTGACTACAACTTCCGTAGGGTCGTCAACAATAAAGTTTACATCTGTTGTCTTGAAATAATGACGTAGTATTTCAAATATAACAAAGTCGTAATTATCGGAAGCCATAAAGTCTGACCAACCCCAATCTTGTTTTAATCTACTTTCGTTTCCTGTTACACAAGCAACAGACACAGAATAATCTTTGCCTACATCAAATATAATCTGCTGTAATAAATCTACTGCAAGAAATACTGCTTTGCTTCTATTCGTAGACATATTCAACATTTCATCTAATCTTCTATCTGAGTTAATTAAATCGCCAGTAATAGCGATTAAGACGTTATCTATATCATAAACCTTAAAGATTTGTTTTGCTCTGTTTACGTAATGTTTTAAACGCCTACTAGCAACTTTGAAATCATAATGGTTATGAGGTAGGGAAACAAGTTCGTTAAAATGTGTATCAGATATTTGAAGAACTCCAACACTTTTGCCCTGTTTGACTTTTTTAAATTTAAATTTTGAAAAATTCTTTTGTTGCAATAATGCTTGTATATCAAATAATAACTTAGTAATTGCATTTTCATATCTTGCTTGTTCTCTAAATGCTTTACGTTCTATTCTGTTAGTATCTTGAGCAGATTGTTTTTGCTTTGCTAACTTAATATTTTCTCGGACAATATCTAGGTCTAAAAGCTGTGGATTTACGGTTCTTGTGCCACAATCTTTGCACATATAACGCTGTTTGTAGCTTCCGTCATAATTTTTTTGACGGGACTTCTTAATCATATTCTTGCTGTCACAACTAGGACAAGCTATGATATATCCGTCTTCTGTCACTTTCATTTGGTCAATCTCTTGAATCCGTTACTTTCATTTACCAAATCTAATAAATCCTTAAATTCAAAGCAAACCATTACTTTTGAGTGATTTTTTGAGAAAACTAATAAGGGTGTTAAGTCATCTGAATTTTCACACGCCTGTTCGTAGCATTGCCAAATATTAATTCGTTCTACTTTTTTACACTCAACGGCATACGGAAAAGTATCTCGCCCTGCCTTAGATAATATAATATCCATACCACTCTCGCCCATTACTGCTGTCTTAATATCGTGTTCGTTAATTCCCAGTTTTTCCATTATCATTTCTCTGACTTTGTTCTGAAAGTTTCTACCTTTTGCTTTTGCACTACTTGGTTTCATCTAATTCTCCATTTTTTGCTTTTGTGATAGTTTCAGGCGTAAGAGCTAAAACAACTTTCTCTTCCTCTTCTTTTTTCTTTTGCTCTTCTTTTTTTTTGAGATATAGTTCATATTCTTCTAAGTATTTTCTTTCTTGCTCCTCTCTATCTCTTCTTAACTCATTCTTAATTAATTCAATTCTGTCAAATATTGCTCCTGTGTTCTCCTCATCGGCAACATAATCCATTAACCAATCCCAGTCGTAAGTATGTTTTTTATAAGTGCTATGCCCTGAATATATTCTTTTGTCCATAGCATTATACTTATTTTTATCAATTCCATACCCCCAAACTAAAATACATAAAAACTCTAAATCCATTTTTCTTAAATGTTCTAATAGTTCTACTTTTTCTTTTAGTTTTTTGTTATCTGCAACTAAATCAGTTAATACTTCAACCTGATTTTCTAACTTATTTACCCTCATTTATAAATTCTCCTTTCACTATGTCATCAATTATAAAACCAATCGCCTGATTACTTTTGTATTTCTTAAAATTGATTTTCTTTATATCTTCAATAATTCGATTCCATTTAGTAGTGTTTTTATGTAGCTCTTGTTGAGTTTTTAATAATAGGTCGCTCATTTTTCCTCCTCGTATATCCAACAATAATCAGTTCCGTCAAAAGTATCTAAATTATCATAATCAACTTCATAACTATACTTTTTATTTGGATTTTTTGTTTTTAATTCATTAATAATACTTTGTGCATAAGTATCAATATCATCATTAGTATCAGCCATACTGCAAATACTATGCACTACTTCTACTTCTTTGCTAATCTTAATTTCTTGTTTCATTTGTATTCCTTTCTTGGTTGTATTTGTTCATCACAACACGAAACATATAAATCTCTATATTCCGATGTTGTCTTTGTTTTATTACATTTGTCACATTGATAAACGTAAATCGGTTCATCATCTTCAACAGGTAACAATATCTCGTCAGTCCACCTTTCTTGATTTAGATAGGTTTCTGGATTTGGTATATATTGTTTGTTTTGCCATTGTTCTGACTTCTTTTGTAATTCTATGTTCTTAATAATTAAATCAATAGGATAATCATTAGCGTCAAACTTATCTTGAACTTTCTTTTTTCCTACTTTCTTTGGATATAACTCCCAGAATCTTTCAAAGTCTTTATTTTCTTTATTCTTCCTTTCTTCCTTTCTTATAGTAGGGTTACCCTTGGGTTGACCTTGGGTTAGTTTTGAATCGTTGTAGGTTGAGTATCCGACGAGAATAAGGTGGGTTAGGACTGGGTTAGATTTTACCCTAATCATTTTTGATTTTTGTAATTTTTTTAAAAATGTTCTTAATTGTTGCCTAGACATCTTATTTCTTTTAGCGAAGTTACGTTGTGAAAAAACTATCTCACCCCTGCTAACTTCAACAATATGTTCATTTATGAGGGTTGACGAGGACTTTATATTAGCCCTCATCAACATATCAATCCAACACTTTAAGTACAATGGATTATCCCAAATCCAATTATCTTGGATTTTACGATATAGTTTTATGAAAGAATTATCCATTAATTGCTAAATGCCTTAACAAATAAAAAGACAAATCCAAACACAATAGACCAAAAAAACATCTCATACATTTTTACCCTCCATTGCGTTCTTTAGACTTGCTAATGCTTTTTCATATACATTAACATTAGTTCTAATTCCATTACTATTATTCTTTAACCAATTTCTAGCGTCTTTATCTAACACGCCTTTATTAAGTGCTTGTTTTTCTAATCGATTAAATTCCTCAATCTGCTTTATGGTTGGAGCTTTCATTTGAAAGTCCTCTGCTTCTACATCAGAGTAGAATGCGTTTTTACCATACAAACCAAGCAATTTTAAACTTGCTCTTGCTTTACCACGTTTTTCTGCCATTGCCCAAAAGTATTGGTTTTTGCAGTTCGTGTCATTTGCTTCACCAAAAGTAACTTCTTCAATTAAACCTAGTTCATCATTTTCTTGATATGCTCTAACTTTAATTGCTACTGCAGGTGAAACATCAAGATTATCAGACATTTCAAACTTAATGTTTTCTGCTTCGATAATCTTTATCACTCCGTCAAAAGATATAATTTTGTTACCTCTTAAGCTCCAAAAGTCATCTTCATCAAGATTGTATTTTTTTATTAAGTGTTCACTCATTTCCTCTCCTAGAATAGTTGTTCATAAGTTTGCCCTGTCACATAACAGATAGCTAGTTTTTTATCTTCTGGAATTTGTTGTTTGTCCTTCCAAATATAAACTATCTGACGTGATACATTTAATCTGGTCGCTAACCAACTAATAGGACGTTGATTTTCCTTAAGCCATAAGTCGACCATATACCAATCGTTTATTTTATTCATATATCCTCCTTATGTTTTCCAATCTTCTGTCCAACCAGACTCGATAGCTGCAGAAATAAGCTGTTTTACGCTTAAATGCGAACTGCTCATATAATCATATAGCTTCAAGTCGCCAGTATCAACAGAAGTGGTTTCTGTGTTAATAATTTCTCTATCTATGTACTGCACTTCTGCAACACGATTGACTCTTAAATAAAGAATCATAGAATTTATTTGTTTGTCATTATATTCCATATCGCTCCTCCTACTTTGTAAGCAACCTATATATTTTGTAACTTCTTGTGTTTCTGGATTTTTCCAATAACTAAATTTTTCTACTAAGTGATTATGCTTTGGATTTATCCAACAATGCCACAATAAGCTCGAGTTGTCTTTCTTTTTTACTGAATAATTATCGTATTTATTAATATAAGATATTTCATACTCATTCACCTCTACCACTATATTTAAAGAACCTTGATAGCTTCTAAATTTAAAAACATCTCCAACACGCAATGATTTCATAGGTATATTATACCAATTTGTAGATTGTTGTGTTTTTTTATTTCTGAAGTGAATTGTTCGAACATATTGATAAGAGTGCATTATAAAACCTCGTTTTCATTTGGTTTATTCTTCTTATCTTCAAACATTTCTAAAGTTACAGAAGTCATCTTATCAATGCCGTCAGTATAACCTTTAGTATAATAATCAGATTTAACCTGCTTGATTCGTTTTTCAAATGTCTTATTTAAATAGATTACCATTACTAGCAGAACTAGTGCTAATAATACATTTATGATTTCAATAGTCATTTCCTCTCCTTGTTAGTTATAAAATCTTGGGACGTAATTATAATGTGATTTAACTGATAGGGTATATATTAATGAGATATATGAAGATATAACTACGCCCCTAGTATTGATATAATTTATAATTTTGTTTTTCATTAAGTTTAGTAATTCGATATAATCTATAAATAATTTGACATTTCTGTCAAGTATAAAAATAAATAATTGTTTTTTACGAGATAATAATATAATTTCAACAAAGTAATTCAAAGAGTTTTTTCATACTCTTTCCTTTCTTTGTTAGGTTGAAAATAGGGGAAATATATTCCCCTATTTTTTTACAAGTCAATTTCTTTTATAAGTTCCAAAATATCAGAAACTTTATTTTTCATTGAATCAAATTTAGCAAATTTATCATCTGCTATATTATGAATCGTTGTAGGTTTTGACCTGCTCCAAGACGCCCAATCCATTTTTTCATCTTCAAGAGATAAAGAAACAGAACGCAAAGCGTCTACTATTGTTATTAGGTTTTTAACTTTCATTATTCCTCCATTAGGTTGTTAAAAAATCTTGCCCTCTCTTTTTTATATAAACCAATTCTGTTGAAATGTACGTTTAATTTCTAGTGATTGGTAAGAGAGGGACTTGTCCAACCCTAACGGACTATATTAATCTTATTTTGTTAGGTTGGTTGTTGATTTAAAGCGTCATTGATTTGTCGAAGAACTGCTTCTGCTTGTTCTATTTCAATTTCAAGCATAGTATATTCCTCTCTCTCTTGGTCATAATACCTGCCGTCGTATCCTTTAAAGTGTTCTTCCATTATTCTCTCATTGCACTTTATAGTTGTTTCACAACTTTTTTGAATTGACTCAACTAGCTTTTTGTATTTACTCATTATTATTCCTCCATTAGGTTATTAAAAAACTTGCCCCTGCTAATATAACAGGGGACTTCGTTAGTCTAAAGTAATATTATAATTATCTTCGCTATATTCTAATATGTTTATAATGTCGTGTATTGAAGATTTTTCTATATCAGATTTCATAACATTGTCTTTTAGATATTTATAAAGAACTTTCAACTGCATAGCAGTTAAAGATATTCTTATTTTTCTATTATAGTTCATATTATCCTCCATTAGGTTATTAAGAAATGTTGCCCCTAGTCAATTATAATAACTAGGGGACT